GAAAATAGAAATTAAAGCAACAACAAGTACAAATAAGGGTTTTAATGCCTGGATAGGTGGGATAGTAACTTTTATAAATGGTAAGGCTGATAATAACATAGTAATGACAATAATAACATGGTTTGGTTTTCTTATAGGGTTGTTATGTGAAATGTTATCATTATACTTTGAAAATATAAGTACAGAAGAAGCAGAAGAAGTTGAAATAAAAAAAGTCAAAAACAATACTAAAGATAAAGGATCAAAAACAATTGATTTAGACTCAAGTAAAACAAGTAAATTAATGCCAATTGTTGCAAGGTTAAAAAATACATTTAATTCAAAGCAAAACAAAAAGAAAGATGTTTTTAATGATGATGATGACTTAATAAATGGATTTTGTGATAATATCAAATATAATAATACAGAAGAAATTGAAACAAATAAAAACCCTATAGGATTTAATATAAGCTATAATTTAGAAAAAAAAGAAAAAGAAAAAGAAAAAGATAATACAAAAACTATGTTTGAAAAATACATAAATTACATTTATAATAAAGCAGATGGCAAAGATATACCAGGAAGAACACAAACAATGAAAGATCTAAATATAAATCAATTTGAATATAAAAGCCTGCAATTGAAAGCAAGCGAAAAAGGAATAATAGAAACGATACCAAGGCAAAAATCAAAACTAAAAATAGAAAAACAGACCGCATTGTCATTAATATAGTCCTAGTATAAAGAATAAGCGTAAAAACTTATTCTTTTTTTATTCTTTTATTAATCTAAAATAATCCTTAAAAGTTTAAAATACGACATTGTGTCACGATTAACAAAATGGTATTATATAATTAAGAAAAAAAAGTAATTAATAGATGAAAGTTCTCCTTTATTTTTTTGGTTTTTTGGTGTTTATTGTGTTTTTTTATGTTTTGTTTTGTTTACAATATATATCTTAAAAGAAGATATTAGTAATAGTGCTAGTGTCTTCTTTTAATGTATAATAGTAAATAGTTGAATGTTGCGTGTGTATCCATGCATAATATTTATCTTAGCCAAGGTAAGTGAAAACTATAATTTTTTTTAAAAAGGTGGTGGGGTTGTAATGACTTCAAAAAATCTTTATAATCTCACAGAAAAACAAAAAAGATTTGCAGATTATTTTATAGAAACAGGTAATGCGACAGAAAGTTATTCTAAAGCATATAAAGCAGATGCTAAGGTTTGTGAGTCAAATGGCTGTAGATTGCTAAGAAATGCTAAGATTAAGGCTTATATTGATCAAAACATAGCCAAAAAAGATGAAAAAAGAATAATGAAACAAGACGAAATATTAGAACTTTTAACCGAATTAGCAAGGGGAAATCTTACAGAAGAAGTTATAAATGTTATTAGTAAGGGTGATTTCAAGCAATATATTAAAATTACAGATAAGAATATAAGTCATAAAGATAGATTAAAAGCATTAGAATTACTAGCCAAAAGATATAGAATGTTTGATGATAATCTTGATAATCAAAATAGACAGGTAATAATAGTTAATGATATTGATGAGATAGAAGATGGGTAAAAGTACTAATAAAGAAATCAAACTTTCTAAACTTATAGCACCTTATTATATAAATTGGTGGAAAAAGGAACAAAATTATATATTTAAGACTTTAAAGGGTGGTCGTAATAGTGCTAAATCTTCACATGTAGCTTTAAAAATAATATATCTTATGATGAAATACCCAGTAAATGCATTAGCAGTTAGAAAAATTGCAAACACATTACACGACAGCGTGTTCCAACAACTCAAATGGGCGATAGAATACTTGGGAGTAGACATGTATTGGCAAGATTTTAAAAGTCCTTTAAGGCTTGTATATAAACCAACAGGGCAAGAAATATTATTCAAGGGTGCAAATGAGCCACAAAGAATCAAATCAATTAAAACATATAAGTTCCCATTAAGTATCTTATGGATCGAAGAACTAGCAGAATTCAAAACAGAAGAAGAAATGAAAACAATAGTTGATTCTATTATAAGATCAGAATTAAACCATGGATTAAAATACAATATATATTTAACTTATAATCCACCTAAATTGAGGACATCATGGGTTAATAAAACTTATAATACCCAATTTATATCCAAAAACACATATGTTCACCATAGCAGTTATTTAAATAATCCTTATGTATCATCGTCCTTTATTGATGAAGCTGAGACAGTAAAAATAAATAATTTAAACAGATATGAATGGTTGTATCTTGGTAAAGCTATTGGGGGCGGTTTAATACCGTTTAGCAATCTTGTATTTAGAAGAATAACAGACGAAGAAATAAGCACATTTGATAATATAAGACAGGGCTTAGATTTTGGATATACAGCACCAACACATTTTACAAGATCACACTTTAACGAAAAAAAAGAAAACTTGTATATACTAAATGAATTTAGAGGGCGAAAATTAAAAAACAAAAAAATAGTTGAATGGGTATTTAAAAATAAATTTAATGATGCCGTAATATATGCCGACTCGGAAGATCCAAGAAGTATAAATGAAATTAAATCTTATGGGGTAAAAATAAGACCAGCAAAAAAAGGGCCTGGCAGTATAGAATATGGTTTAGAATGGTTAGATACATTAAACGAAATAATAATTGATTGTGAAAGAACTCCTCATTTAGCTAAAGAATTTGAAAATGCAGATTTCAAACTAGACAAGGATGGTCAAACATTGCCAGATCTAGACGGTGAAGATCACGCGATTGATTCATGTAGATATATGATGGAACATGATATGAAAAGAAATAATTATAAATATTAAGGTGGTGAATATGTGTTAAATAATTATTTTAAATATAATCAAATAACAACAGAAAAACCAATATCAAATGAAGAAGTAATAAAAGAAGAAATAAAAGAAGATGTAACAAGTAATACCAAGCAATCGGCTTATAATGGAATTATGTATTATAGAAGTTTAAACACTAAAATAAAATCAAGGGAAAAAGAAAACTTTTTATCAACTTTTGAACACAAAATAGCAAATGGATTTTTGAAAAAAATAATAGATCAAAAAGTTAACTATTTACTAGGCAAAAAAATTGTAATAGAAAATATAGAAAAAATAAACCAAACTATAAATATTAATAAAATAATTAGAAAAGCTGCAAAAGAATCATGTAAAAAAGGTGTAGAATGGTTGCATCCTTATATTAACAATAGTGGTGAGTTTAAGATATCTAATATATCAGGATTAGAATGTATACCAATTTATGATACTGAATATCAAGAAGAATTGATCCAAATGATAAGATATTACAAGATTACTGTTTTAGATAATAAAAATAAAAAGGTTAGTAGATATAAAGTTGAATTGTATGATAAAGACAAAGTTACTTATTATATGCAAGATGCAGAAGGAAACTATTATCTAGATACTTCTATAGAAATTAACCCACTTTATTATATAAGCATTAGTACTAAGTTAGGTAAAAAAGTCCTTGGATCAAAAGGTAATGGATGGGGTAAAGTTCCATTTATACCATTGTGGAATAATGACGATAAAACAAACGATCTAGAACCAATAAAAGAACACATTGACTTGTACGATATAGTAGAAAGCGACTTCGCAAACAATCTAGATCAATTGCAAGACGTATTATTAGTATTAAAAAATAGAAGTCCTGGCGAGTATGAAAAATTCTTAAAGAATCTTAAGAAGTATAAAATAGTAGAAGTTGACGAAGATGGTGACTTAAAAAGTTTAAGTATTGATGTTCCAGTTGTAGCGAGAAAAGAACTTTTAAGCATATTAAGGGATAATATTTTTGAATTTGGGCAAGCTGTTGATACTAGAAGGGTAGCAGATGGAAACACAACTAATGTGGTTATAAAATCAAGATATTCAGATTTAGACTTAAAATGTGATGATTTCCAGTTTATGATAGAAGATTCAATATATAATTTGTTGTGGTTTGTAAATAAATATTTTGAAGTAACAGGAAAACCAACAGAAAATTTAGAAAATGTAGAAATTACTTTTAATAGGAATATTATATTTAATGAGAGTGAAAAAGTTAAAAACTTTGTAGACCAAGGTGGAAGGATATCAAACAAAACATTATTATCTAATCATCCAAATGTAGATAATGTCAATGAAGAATTAGAAGAACTTGAGATAGAAGAACAGGGTTTTAGTTCTGAAGAAACAGACAATAATAATAATAATAATGATGTGATAGACAATGGATAAGTTAGTAGTCGAAAAGGAAGCTAAGATTAAAAAGAATTTAAGAAGGTTTTATGAAAGCTTGTATAACGATATTGAATCGCAATTATTAGAATTAGCTATAATATATGGGAATGGAAAAGATATTACTATATCTGATTTAAATAAGTTTAATAGGTTAATGCAACTAAAAGAAGAATTGTCAAATAAAATAGGATTACAATATCAAAACATAGACAATTTATTAATAACTGAAATGATAGATACTTTTAATAAAAGCTTTTTAGCAGCAACAGCAACATTACAAAGTGGTATTGCTTTTGATGTTGGGACAATAATGTTAACTGATAAAATAATACAAAAAGCATTAGATAATAAAATCAAAGGATTAACTTTAAATGATAGATTAGAAAGAAATAGAAGGAAAATAATTAAGCAAACTAATCAAGTTATATCAAGAAACTTGTCACTTGGAAAAGGTATTAATGC